CACTATACGAGCTTCAACCAGAGATATCCTCGTTCGAATATATCTTTTGTTGATGGAAGAAGACCGGCTTCGTCCGGAGGTTATTCTTAATGCCCGCTGCCCAGCAGCAGGGTCGCTAGAAAAGGCGTTGAAATGCGCGCGTACTGTACTCTGTCTAGAATTCCGTGGAATTCCGGAGTACGTTTACTTCCCTGGAAATGGGAAGCGTACGTGTTCATCAATCCGCACCTCATGGGATCGTTGGATCAAGTTATGCCTGGAACGGTATAGCAGGCACTCTAGAGCTGGGAGTAGACTTCGGTTGGCTCTCAAATCGACCAAGCGCATCTTTGATGCGCCCTGTAAGGAGTGTGATCGTGGTTTGGCGAGCCAAGCAAAGACTGCATGGCGCGAGCACGTGGCTCGCAAAGTGACGTCTTTACCAAGCATGAGTGATCTCGATGAACTGCGGAAGGCAGTGAGAGAGAATCTCAGTGGTTGGGGCAGGCGGTTGGAGGTAGCGAGAAACGATAGGGAGAGAGAACCGTTTCTTGGTGAGTACATTCCTGACCAGCAGGGGTGTTATGAGGTTACCCGTAGGGACGGTGGGACCTTGTCTTGCAGCGTGGCTGATTACTCAGGTGATTGGTCTGCTGTTCGGCTCGGTGTCGCAAAAACGAAGGGGAAATTTCGGGCTGTAACTATGCAGTCCGCAGAGGTCAAGCGCGTGTTGACCCCTGTTCATAACGCCCTCTACGATCACATCACCTCCTTCGGGTGGTGTGTCCGTGGGGATGTTACTAAAGAGGATTTCGAAGTCGTTGCTAGCGATCGGCGCGAAGGGGAGAACTACATCAGTGGCGACTACACGGCCGCCACCGATAATATCTACCTTTGGGCTGTTCACGTAATAGTTAGCGAGATTTCGAGATGCCCGGAATTGACGGTCGAGGAGAGGGGGATCTTGCTCGGAAGTTTCGATAACATCCGTTACAAGAACAGCATATGTCTGAAAGATGAACACTTTCAGATCAATAGAGGCTCAATGATGGGAAACCTTATCAGTTTCCCGTTGTTGTGTCTCCTCAACAAGAGCTGTTTCGACATTGCCTGCAATGTCCGTAATGAGTGTGATCGGAGCCGCAAGGGCCGGTTCAACGGTGACGATTGTATCTTTTGTGGTGATGAGGACTTCTTCCGATTGTGGAAGTCTGTCACTTCGAGATACGGGTTCATCGTTAATGAAGAGAAAACAGATCGTAGCAAGCGCTGGATTGACCTAAACAGTCAAACCTACGACGCTCGAGGCCATCGCATGGTGGCCAAAGCGACTCTGGGATTTCTTCGTCCGGCTCGAACGGAACCAAGTGAGATGCTCGCCGAAGTAGTCCGTGGTCTTGTCGGGTTTTCCCGATCCAGTGTCCTCACGGTCATTGTCATGCTTCGGCATGAGATCGCCCTTAGGGGTGTCTTGAGCAGTCTCGGATGCTTGAGTCGCGGTCTACGGATGCAACTTATCCGGAAGCGTTGGTTTCGGGACGCCGCTATGATGGGCGGCGCCCCAACCCTAGAGAAAGGTGTTCGGAGGTCGGTCGAAGTGATTGTCGGCCCGCCTCCAAGAGAGAAATTCTACGGTGTTATTACCGCTGCTAGCGCCTGGCTACAGCGAGAGAACACAAAAGAGTGGATAGGAAAGCGGGTCAGACCGCTGGAATTGAAACTCGACCGAAAGACTTGGTACGAGTCCCGTAGATCCCTTCCCTCTTTCTCCCATCGTCGCAAGTTTGAGTGGGCTGGGTTGCGGTGGGCCTTTGTTTGGCCGAAATCTCTCTATGAGTGCTGGAAAGATTTCCCCATCTTCCATGATGGGACCGCAACCTGGTGCGGAGAGCACCCCTTCCTCACGGTCCGCCCGCGGATCGTTGAGGTAGCCTCCCCCTACTTGCATCATTACCCCCCTCCGGTTGCGCTGCTCATGGGTGCAGACAATCTTCCTCGCTGGATTTAGTTTGAATGCGGCAGCGGCCCGCTGTAGTTGGTAGATTGCCCTGGTACGGGCGAGAAAGTGGATCTTAGATCCTGGGATAGGCCATACGCTTAGTGGACTTCGGTCGGACGCCGTATTGCCAGAATACAGGAGAGTCGGGGACTCTTAAACCAGACAGATGACCATTGATCGTTGTCCTTAATGAAGGGACACTGACAGCTGTACCTCGGCCTGCAAGGGTAAAGTCAGAGAGAGTGTAAAGAGTCCAAGTCCCCGGAGTAACTTGGTGTCTCTCAACCTTGTGGACGTCTGATCGTCAATGTGAAACCAACCTGTTGGCT